CAGACTTAGTTAAGCTTTCTGTAGAGCTTCCCAAGACATATGTTACTAGGGACGATTACCGAGAAGACATTAAAGGGATCAAAGAAATGTTAGCCAAGATCTTTGACAAGCTTGAAAAGAAGGCTGACAAATAATTAGGTGACCCAATGAGTAATTCCCCTATGTACGTTCCAGGTAGCTGGAATGTTATCTGTGATGTGTGTGGTAGGGAATACAAGGCTTCTGATTTAAGGCAGAGGTGGGATGGTTTAATGGTTGATGGGGATTGTTGGGAACCCAGACAACCACAAGATTTTGTACATGGTGTAGCAGACATACAAACACCACCATTTACTAGATCAGAATCACAAGATATTTTCTTACCTGTTTGTACTCCTGTAACCTCACAAGGTATTGCAGACTACGGTACAGCAGACTGTGCAGCAGCAGATATAGATAGAGGTTACCGTCCTGCTTGTACTCTACAAGGAGGTAGTGCCATGCCCAACATGGCTATTCCAGGTTGTTTTATGCCAGGGATGGTGTACACAAGCCTGTATGTACTTAATGACACCAATGCTATTTACACTGTTGTTCCAGTTGCTCCACCAATTGTTGGTGCCATACTAACTGAATCCAACTACTATCTTCTAGCTGAAGATAGTGAAGAGTTACTAATAGAATAACTTAAGAGGTAATTTGTGAGTTCAACGTATACCGTTACAAGAGATCAGATCATCTCTCTAGCTCTTCGTAAGCTAGGTGTTCTAGAAATAGGATCTGTACCTGATGCAGACACTGTTTCTAATGCTGCAATGTCTTTGAATCTTCTTATCAAGCAATTGAGTACAGAAGGTTTGAAACTGTGGAAGGTGTCAGAGCTTATTGTTCCTCTTACTAATGGACAGAGTAGTTACATCCTAGGAGGCTCTACAAGCACTCTGATGTACGACACACAGAACCCTACGGTAGCTATCACTGACAGGCCTCTGAAGGTCATTCAAGGCTTCTACAGGAACATTCAAGTCACTCCTAATATCGACACTCCAGTGTTGGTTATCTCTAAACAAGAGTACAACGTACTTGGGTCTAAGGCTTCTACTGGTTCTAGTAATACTATCTTTTATGATGTCAAAGCTCTCAATGGTATTTTGTATGTGTACTTGACTCCTGATGCTAATACTAGTTCTACTACACAGCTTCATCTAGTTGCTCAGCTTCCTCTTAATGACATCAGTAGTGCTTCTTCTATTCCTGATTTCCCTAATGAGTGGATGAACACCTTGGTGTGGAACCTAGCTGATCAGTTGTCTCTTGAGTATGGTGTACCCATGAACTTTAGACAAGAGATTACACAACGAGCAGCAACCTACAAAACTATGCTTTCAGATTGGGATGTAGAAGCTTCTAGCACATCCTTTAGTCCAGACTTTAGATTTGTTACTAGTAACTCTTACAGCAGGTAATCATGGCTACAGAGCGTATAGCACTAACCCAACCAGTAGAGTCCCGTAATGGGACTTTTGCTAAAGACTCTTATTCTTCTAACTGTGTCTTTGAGATCAGGGATCAGAAACGTGAGTTTGTTAAGAGACCTGGGTTGGTATTAGCTAAACAAATTGTAGCTGTTACACCTCCTGCTGTAGTTGCTAGTCAAGGTTTAGCTAGCTTTAATAGCAAAGTTATATCTGTTATTAATGACACTGTGTACAGTACTAACCCTATTGCTCCGTATGTAACTACTACTGTAGGGACCACATCTACTTCTACTAGTCAAAGTTATTTTATTAAAACTTTCTTGGATGCTTACTTGTTTTTTCATAACAAGATTAACGCATACCTCTACAGTAAACTTGGTGTTTACAGTGCTATTACTAATGACAAGCTAGTAAAGATTAATATTGCTAATGAAGGTCTTAGGTACAGTACAGGGATTACCCTTACTTTTAGTCCTGTTGGTCCTACTGCTACAGCTACTGTTGTTGATGGAAGCATTTCTACTGTAACTATTACCAATGCTGGTACTGGTCTTGCTACTGCTCCTACGTGTACTGTTGTAGTACCTGCTACTGTTACTCCTACTGGTACAGGCACTGTAGAGTTGTTTGACATCACTGTGTCTAGTGGTACAGGTATTTATGTTGGTATGAATGCTTCAGGTACTGGTGTAGCTCCTAACGCTACAGTGACTAACGTCAATGGAACAATCATTACTGTTGACATAGCACATACTGCTACTGTATCTGGAACCATTACTTTTAGTGATCTAGGTTCTAACGGTATTCTTACACCAGCTCTCAATTCTTTTCCTACTGGGCCTTATGTTCCTGGTGTTGTATTTTTAAACAACTATGTATACATAGGTATTTCTTCTAGTGTACCTACTACTGGTAATCGTATATACAACTCCAATGTAGGTGATCCTACATCTTGGGATGCTCTCAGTTACATTAGTTTTGAACAGACTACAGATACTTTGGTAGGCATTGTGAAACACCTAAACTATCTTATAGCTTTTGGTGCTAACTCTACACAGTTCTATTACGATGCTGCTAATGCTGTTGGTTCACCACTAGCTGTATCTCAGAGTTACACCAACGAAGTTGGTTGTGCTAACGGAGATAGCATTGTTGCTACTGATAACACTGTCCTTTGGATAGGGGTTACTAAGACTCATGGACGTAGTGTCTACATCATGGATGGTGTTAGTCCTGTCAAGATCTCTACAGACAGCATAGACAAACACCTAGAAGCTGACAACATGAGTAAGGTCACTGCTTTCTGCTATAAGTTTAACGGTCACACCTGCTACATTCTTACTCTCCACAACATCAACCAAACTTTGGTCTATGATATTAGTGCAAAGATGTGGTACACCTGGACCCAGTATGCTCTTGCTTCTAATGACCAACCTAACCCAGGTACTTACCAAGAGTCTTACTTTCGTCCAAGCTTCTATGCTGAAGTAACTGGTATTCCATTTTGTCTTGATGACGATATTGCAAAACTTTACTACTTAGATACAAACACTTATCAAGATGATGGACAAGCTATCTACTGTAGGACAGTAACAGACATTGCTGACAATGGAACTACTAAACGTAAGTTCTATGGTAGGTTAGAAATCATTGGTGATAAAGTTGCTGGTCTAATGCAGATCAGACACACTGGTGATGACTATAACAATTGGTCTAATTACCGTAGTGTAGATCTTAATGTTTCTCGTTCTCAGGTCTACCTTAGTGGTGCTGATAGACGTAGAGCTTGGGAGTTCTTGTGTACTAGTAACGTTCCTCTTCGTTTAGATAGTGCTGAAATTGATTTTAGAATTGGTGAAATGGATCAAGAGCAGAATGTTGGTGGTGGTAGGTACAGGGGATGAATATTCTTGTTTCTACTGCTGTACAAAAGTTTGAAGAAGAACTAGCTGCTCTTCCTCAACTTAGTCAGAAAATACACCACGAAATCTTTGGTGGTCTTTACTGTCGTACTGGTTGTATTCCTGCTAATGTTGCTTTTACTGGACAAATACATAAGCATGACCACATTAACATTGTGGTAGGTGACATTACTATAGTTACAGATACTGGTCCAACTAGACTCACAGGATACAATGTGTTACCAACTAAGGCAGGGTCTAAGAGAGTTGCATACACACACGCAGACACCTATTGGACAACAATCTTAGCAACAGACCTGACAAGTGTTCAAGCTATTGAGGATTGGGCAGTAGAAGATAGCAGTAAACTTACTACACGCCAATTGCAAATTAAAAAGGAATTGATACCATGTTTATAACTACTATGGCTGGTCTAGGGTCTGTTCTGGGTATAGCTGGTGGTATCAATAGCCTTACAGGTGGTGGCATTACCAGTGCTTTGGGGTTTGGTCAATCAAGTCCTTCTAGTGCTGAAGCACAAAGGATGGCTGATCCTTTCATGGACTACCGTGGTCAACTTGGTGCTATGTACTCTGGTGCTCTACAACCTGGAGCTAATGCTAATATCCAAGATATGCCTGGATATAGCCAGTTCAACACTGGTGTGATGCAACCTGCTATGCAAGCCTCACAAAGGGCTGCTGCTGCCTCTGGACAACTGTACTCAGGGGGTGAACAACAAGCACTTCAGAAGATAGGTCAGCAGGGCTACTATGGCTTTATGACGGACTATCTAAACCGACTAGCTCAAGGTAGTGGTGCTGCTCAGAACCCTGCTCAAGCTGCTGGTATGGGTCTAGCCCAAGGTAACCTTAACCAACAAGGTATTGCTCAAGGATTTGGTGCTCTTCAACAACAGTTTGGTCCAGGTGGTGGAATTAGCAAAATGTTTGGTGGGATTGGTGGAGCTGGTGGAAGTGGTCTTGGTCAAAATCAAATGGATGCTCTTAACACTGAAGCTTTTAATAATATTAATTCTGGCTTCTACGGTTAAAGGAAATTAAATCATGGCATTCCTAATGACCGATGTCGCTGCTGGCAGCACTGCTGCTAGACAGATGCAACAGAATGTTTATGGTGCTCAGTACGACCAACAGAACATTGATGCTGCTGCTCAAAAAATACAACTAGACCTTCAACAAGAACAAGCTAATATTGAGAAGACTAAGCTTGTTAATTTAGTTACTGACACTAACTTTAAAGCTAGTGAACAATCTAAAGCTAAGCTACAACAACTAACAGCTTCTCCTGAATTTATAGCTGCTGATGATCCTAGTAAACTTAGGCTAGCTGCTGCTGTTCAATTCCAATCTGGTGACATAATTAATAGTGTTAACACTTTAGATGCAGTTGGAAAATTAGAAATGAAAGAGGTTTTAAAAAATCTCAAACAACAAGAAATTACTCGCGGTGTTATTGGTAACGCTTATGCTACTGTAAAGAACGCTAGTACTGAAAGTAGTAGGACAGGAACACAAGCTGGAGAAGAAACAACTCAGTTTCAATCTTTAATAGATAATCTTCCTCCAGAAACAAAAGAACTTATTAAAAAAGAAATACCAAAGTTCTTTGAACAAACAGACCAAAAGCTTCAGAAAATGCAGCTTGAACAACTTCATTTGAATGCGTCAGGTCAAAACAATGCTGCTACAAATGAGACTCGCCTTGAAATGGCAAGAATAGCAGACCAATGGCATGAAAGAAATAACGC